TAAAAAGCAAGTCTGAAGACTATAAGTCTTTAGCAATGTGGGCGGCTTTAACCGAAAATAGAGATGTTGCTATTGACCAAGTATTTGGTCCAGTTAGTGTAAGTAAAAGACGTAAGTTAAAACGTCATATGAGAACGGAGGTTTTTAAAAGAATGAAAAGAGATGAAGCTCAAAAACTATTAACCGACAATATGTTGGATGCAGACTACTTTGTAGACTTAATGAAGAAGGGAGTAGATATTGCTTTAAAGAAAGAAGATGTTGGTGGTATTCGTGGATTTGTAAATGATGGTATGGAAATACACGGAATGAAGGATAAAGAAACAGTAACAGTTACTGATAAGCTAGAGGCAACTCAAACTAGAAAGCTCATTGATAATATTAATGCAGAAGAAGACAAGTTAAACATAGTTGCATCTAGAACAAAAACAATGCCTATTAAGGAGGTAAGTAATGGAGAAGATGAGTGATTATTATTATACATTAATTGAATTGGAACACTTTCCGGGTTGGGAGTTATATATATTTCTCAACTTGTTATTATGGATTAGTGTTATATTTAGGTTGAATAGAATAGAAGGGAAGGTTACAAATGATTGAAGCATTATTATTAATTGCAGGAATACTAGTTTTAATAAATAGTAGATTATGGTCAAATGGTTATTGGAAAAAATATGGTAAATACGGACAATGGATATCAGGGAAAATATCAAAATAGACGACTTCGAGCAGAAGTATGCAGAGCAACAAGCATTAAAGAAGTTAAAATCTAATGTTGGTCTTTTTGGTGTCACAATGTTTCCAACTGCCATTAATAAATCAGTACCACCATTTCATCACGAAATCTATAAAAATCTGGCAGATGAGTCTAAAAAGCGTGTACTAATTGCCGCACCGAGAGGTACGGCGAAAAGTACAGTGACCTCCTTAATTCTACCCCTTCATAGAATAGCTTTTAAACCATCTGCCAGTGATTTGTTTATAGTCATTGTATCAGAGTCGCAATCACAAAGTATAAATTTTTTATCAAGAATTAAGTATCACTTAATTAATTCACAAAATTTTAAGGAGATGTTTGGAAATTATGGACCAGAGACAGCCAAAAGGTGGACGAATAATGACATTGTTCTTAGTAATGGTGCACGGATTATTGCTGTGGGAACTGGACAGCGTGTACGGGGGTTTATCGAGGGTGACACTCGTCCTAATCTCATCATTGTTGATGACTATGAGTCAGAGCTTAACGCCGCTACTCCTGAAGCTAGAGCAAAAAATAGAAAATGGATAACAGAAGCCGTTATACCTTCTCTGTCAGACGATGGAAGAATAGTTATGATTGGAACTGTTATATCAGAAGATTGTTTCTTATATTGGGCTAAGGAATCCCCAGTATGGAAAGTCTTATGGTATTCAATATACGATGACGATGGAAAAAGTATTTGGGAAGAAAGGTTTCCAGAGGAGAGAATCCAAGGAATAAAACAAGAGTTTGAGTCTGTTGGTAATCTCAATGGTTTTTATCAAGAGTATATGAATGAGGCACAGAGCCCAGATAATGCACCCTTCAAACCGCAATATATTAAACTACATCATTTCATCTTTCAATATTTGGACGGAGAGAGCGTCCTTATCGGCAAGTCGGGTGGAAAGAATATTAAGAAACCGGTTAACGTCTATTGTGGCATCGACCCTGCTAGTAGTTTATCTGCTAGGTCTGACTTTTTTGTTATTGCTACTCTTGCACTTGACGCTGATGGTAATATTTATATACTGGACATACTCAGAGATAAAATCGACCCTGCATACCAACCTGAAGAAATTATTAAAGTATTTAAGAAGTATCACCCAAAACGAATGACAATAGAAACTGTGGGCTATCAAGAGGCACTGAGGACTAACGTAAGAAAAATGATGCTTGAACAGAACCTGTATATACCGGGACTCGAAAAAGGCATAAAACCAAGACAAAGAAAATCCGAACGATTGTTGTCCTTGGTAGCTCCACTAGCTAAAGGTGAGTTTCATTTCAGACCAGAAGACTTACACGCACAACAAGAGTTCTTATCTTATCCAAGAGGTAAGCACGATGATATACTAGACGCAATATATTACGCACTAGACAAAGCAAAGCCTTCAAGGCAGAAAGAATATATAAATCCAGAAGATAGAAAAAGTAAATCAAAAGTACTTGACTGGATGACATTATAATATGTAAGTTTACACGGGATGGCTTACAGTGATAAAGATTCAGAGAAATCTAACGAAGACCTTGTAAACGAAACGCACGACATTTTTAAGACTTACTCAAGTAAGCGAGAAATGTGGGCGAATCAAGCACAAGAAGATGCTGAGTTTAGATTAGGAAGACAATGGTCTTCTGAACAACAACGTGTTTTACTCGAGAGGGGTCAAGCACCCTTAGTTGTTAATCGTATCCATCCAGCAGTCGAAGCCGCTAAGGCACTACTCACTTCAGGCAAACCACAATTCAGAGTTTCACCAAGAGAAGATTCTGACAACAAAGTTGCTCAAGTCTTTAATGGTTTACTAGAATATATGTGGTACATATCTGACGGGACTCAAGCACTCCGAAACGTGATAGACGACTATTATACAATGGGTATGGGAGCTATGTGTGTATATATTGACCCCTTAAAAGATTATGGCAGAGGTGAGGTATGTGTTCACGACATTGACCCATTAGATGTTTACATTGACCCAAATTCTAGACATAGAATGGGAGACGACGCTGAAAACATTTTAATTAGTAGACTCTTTACAAAAGAACAAGCTCAGGCTATGTATCCAGTTTATGAAGACGCTATTAAGAACGCATCATCAGATTTACATACAGATAGACCAGTGACTGACAGAGTAGATGACAAAGGAATTATATTCCCAGAAGATACTGCTACGCAAACACACGTTGGCTTTGGTCAAAACAATGAGTACATAAGGGGTTATGAAAGGTATTCTAAAGTTTGGGTTAAGCGTTATCACGTAAAGAATAACATTAACAAAAGCGAAGAAACCTTTGATGAGGAAGGATATACAGAGTTTACTCAAAGAATAGCTGTCAGAATAAATGGACAAATTATTCTTGATGAAAACAAAGCTCAACAAATTATTAATCAACTTACTCAAGAGTTTGAACAGCAACGTCAAAAAGCTGAAATGGAAGGCGTTGATGGTCCTGAACTACCAGAAGTAGAACAGGTTCCATACTCTCAATTAATCCAAGAAGGTTTGATGGAGAGCGTGTCCGTACCAATGCAACGCATAAAAATGTGCGTTATAATGGGGGATAAGTATTTATATTCTAGAGTCTTACCTATCGAACATTATCCCATCGTTCTATTTATGAACATTCATAACAGAACACCCTACCCAGTAAGCGATGTTCGTATGGTTAAAGATTTGCAAGAATATATAAATAAGACACGCTCTCTTATCATTGCACACGCAACAACAAGTACAAATACAAAAATTTTAGTTCCAAGTGGAAGTGTAGATATGCAGGACTTTGAGCAAAGATGGGCACAGCCCGGAGTTGCCATAGAAGTAGATATGGACCAAGGGGCTCCTCAACCTATACAACCAACACCTCTTCCAAGTACATTATATCAAAATGAACAAGTAGCTAAAACAGATATAGACCATCAATTAGGTTTATATGAGTTAATGCAAGGAAACGCAGAAGCGGCTCCCCACACATACAAAGCTACAATATCACTTGATGAGTTCGGACAGAGAAAAATTAAGTCTAAGTTGCAGGACATTGAAATGGCTTTAGCAAGAGTTGCTAAGGTTGCAATACCAATAATGCAACAATTATACAGAGCAGAAAAGATTGTTAGGTTAGTACAACCTAATAACTCTTTATCAGAAGTAGCTATTAATAAAAAAATGTATGACGACAAGAGTGGAGAAGTAAGCGTTATAAACGATATCTCAAGAGGGGCTTTTGATGTTGTTGTTGTAACTGGTTCTACTTTACCTACAAATAGATATGCTCAGCTTGAAATGTATATGGATGCTTATGAAAAAGGAATTATTGATAAAACTGAAGTACTAAAGAAAACAGAAGTATTTGATAAAGAAGGTGTTCTAGAAAGAACAGACCAAGTAGGTCAATTACAACAATCTGTTAAAGGTATGGAAGAAAAAATTAAAGAATTGAAAGGCGACTTGCAGACAAGAGAACGTGAAAACTATCACTTGAAACAAGCCGCTGAATTAGAAAAATTCAAAGGAAAACTCGATGGTATCTCAACCCAAGGCAAAGCCTCTGGAAAGATATTTGAAAGCCGATTGGATGATGTTCTTGGACAGGCTAAACAAGGTATGCGTGAAGCAAACAAGGAAGCCAAACAACAATCCATACCCGACACCAAGAAGTCGGCTGGAGCAAAGTAAAGGAACTGCGAATGATAGAACAGGAAGTTACCCCAGACATAAAGGGCACTACTGAGTCAGAACCAGTGATTGAGGGAACTAACCCTCTTGAGAGTTTTTTTAGAGCTAATGGACTTGAAGAAGAAGAAGCTCCTGTGGACCCGTTTAATACGGGAGAGATAAACCCAGAAGTACCTCGACCGGAACAAGTACAGGAAGTTCAAAAAGAAGCTCAGGATAACGATGAAAAGCGTTATCAATATTGGCAAAGTGAGGCAGATAAAGCTAGAAATGAAAATGCACAGATGGCACAACGTCTACAAGCATTGGAGAATACAGCTAATCAACCTCAGCCTACAGTAGAAAGTGCAGAAGTAGAAGACGACAGAACATTTCCACCCCCACCGCCTAAGCCGGGTAAGCCAAGAGCTTATAACAGAGCTGAAGCAATGGAGGACACCACTTCTGAATCAGCTAAGTACCTCGATGATATTGACGATTGGAGAGATGAGATGGATGATTATAACAGATTACACTCTGAATATAATCTAGCTCTTGTTGAAGAGGAAAAAGCAAAGATGCAGGAAGAACGAGATAATGTACTAAGGCAACAAGCAGAGAATCAGCAACGTCAGCAACAAATGACACAAATGGCTGGACATTTAAGAACAAACTATCAGGCTAGTGATGAAGAGATAGGTCAATTCGTAGAAATTATGGATAAACCTGAATCTGTTACTGTTGATAACTTGTTTAAATTGTTTAGAATGCAGTCTGGAAATCAATCAGAGGTAGCTCCTATAACGGAGACAAATCCGAATGAGTCATTTGAGCAGATGCAACGAGCTCAGCAAGTGCCTACAAGTATGGGAGTTGTACCATCTCAAGGTAACGTCCAAGGGAATCAGGAGGATAATATGATGGATTCTATGGTGAGTGCTTACAAGAAGCAGAACCCTTGGGGTTCTTAAACAATAACACACAGGAGTAGACTATGGCAAATGTATTTAGTCATAAAACTGGTGTAGCTCCGGGTGGCGTATCAATAGATGATAACCGCCGGATTTATAACTTTGGCGAGAGAGTCGCAGAGTTAGCACCACAACAGTCTCCGTTTTTTGTTTATCTTAGCAAAATGGCTAAAGAAGCTACTGATGACCCAGTATTCAAGTTCCTTGAACAGCGTCATCAATGGCAACGTAGAGATTTTGTTTTAAAAACAGCTATAGCTTCTAACATTGCGAAAGGCAGTGATAGTGCAGAGTTAAAGCTTGTTTGTGGATATGACAAATTCGGAGTAGAAACAGTCGCAACTGCGGCACCTCAATTTCTTGTTGTCAACCAAGTAGTAAGGGTTGGCGGTAAGGCATTTAAGGTAAAGTCAATAGAAAATGTAGGTACAGGACTAAACTCAACTTATGGGGCTAGTACAGTAGGAACTTACACTTCAGTAAAGTTGACTGCATTAGAAGCATCAGGTGCTATCGCCGCTGATAAACAAGGGCAGATAATAGGTAGTGCATATGGTGAAGCAACGGTTGACCCAGATGGGTGGAAAGATGAGCTATACACAAGAGAAGGATATTGTCAGATTTTTAAAACTGGCATTCAACTTTTCTCGGGTACAGCTTTAGCTACTCGTTATAGAGGTCGTCCAGACGAATATCGCAGAGTATGGTCCAGTAAGTTAATGGAACATAAGATGGACATTGAACACGCTATGTTGTTTGGTGTTGGTGCCGCTGATGAATCAGCCTCTGTTGGTCCTATTCGTTACTCACACGGAATTGTGCCTTATACTTTAGCTAATGGAAAGAACTATGCTTTCTCTTATGCTAATAGTACTTATGACACATTCATCGATTCAATGAAGGACTTCTTTGCTCCAGAAACTGGAAACAGTGGAGACAAGTTGGTTCTTTGTTCTCGTACAATCTTGGCTTGGTTACAGAAGCTAGGTGCAGATGGATTCTTGAATAACACTGTTACTTCTAGCTCTTACAAGTTAGATGTTCAGAATATTCAGGGTGCATTTGGACATCAGGTAACAAAAGTAAATACCATTTTTGGTAACTTACATTTTGTTGCTGAGCCTCTGTTCAGAAACCAAGACGATAATATTGCAATAGCTATTGATATGGCTAATGTAAAGTATCGTCCATTGGCTGGTAATGGTATCTCAAGGGATACACACATTATCACTAATGTACAGGATAACAATATGGACGGAAGAAAAGACATCGTAATGACCGAAGCAGGTCTAGAGATATCTCTTCCAGAGACTCACGCTTTAATGACTTTTGGAGCGTAAGTAAGTTAAATAATGGGGGGTTTTCGGACCCCCCTTATTGAAAGGATAAAATGTCACTTACAACTAGAATACAAAATTATACAAACAGTACATCAAATGAAAATGTAACTGATGCTCTTAAAAAAGGAGTAGACTATACATTATCCATTGTTGCTTCAGTCAACCAAGGTTTGTTAAGTGCTTTTGCAGAAGAGCACGATGTTTCTATAATAGGTGGAGGGACTCAAACAGCTCCTTATGATTGGATGGAAATTCATAATGGTTTACATTTATTAGACGTAAGAATTGGAGGCGGTAATCCGAGGACTGTTTACGCTAAAGCTGTTCCGGATACACAGGCAAAAGATGTTATTGATTCAACTAGTATTTACTATGCTTTGCCAGAAAATCCAGTTTATTATTTAGATAAACAAAATAGATTATATATGAGACCAGCACCAACTGGATTTGCTATAACTTATGTCAAAAGTGGTATGAATAGAGTTATAAATGATTCCGCTGAAACAGTAAGTAACTTTCCTAAACATTTTCTAGAGTTACCAGTATTACACGCTTCTGAATGTATATTAATGGAAAGGCTTTCAGATTTTAGAACAAAGCTACCTACGGATTTAGATGCTGATACAACAGTGTTTGACCAGCTACCTGATGTTGATTTAACTATTACAGATACTTTTCCTGCGGCAGAGTATCAAGACGCTTTAGATAAAGCACAAAACCTTATTGATGGTACGTCAATGGGAGGAGATACAGAACCTGAAAGTGCTCAGTATTGGTTAAATGACGAAGATGAAGATATGGTAGCATCTACATTAAGTGTAGCATCTCAAGAGCTTCAAAGAGCTCAAGCAATCTTGGGAGAGTTTAATACTACAATAAATGCAAATGTAACTATAAAAAGTCAAGAATTACAAGAGTTTCAATCGAACCTTCAAAAGAAAATGGGATTATTCGATAAGATTATTCAAAAAATAACAGTAGATTATCAGTGGACTCAAGGTCAACTACAGTTAATAAGTGGTAAAAAGCAAGAGTTTATACAAGCTACTATTGGGAGTGCTGGGGTGAAAGACAACCCAAAAGAGACTAAGGCTATATGAAATTAAAAGAAATGATAGAGAGAGTACAACAACATCACCCAGCTATGGGAACAGTTGAAATAATTAGATATTTAAATGACGGTATGAATGATATGGGTTTTAGAACAGAGATTATAGAATCTATGGATACTTTTCCTACAGTAGCAGGTCAAAGAGTGTATCCTTTAAAAAAACATATTATTAAAGTTAAAGGTGTGGATTACGACAATAAGACTATTAAAAAACTTATAGGTAGACCTAACGAAAGGGATATAACGTAATGGAATCAAAAAATTTAAATATTAGTCAAAATTTATGGTGGACTGAAAGAGATTCTATTTTAATAGCTTACTATGATGCAAGTACAGGAAAGTTTAGCTCCCCTACTGTTGTTAAACAAATAAATTTATTATATATACAAAGACCAGATAAGTTTTTAGTTCCCGGAGAATCTCCTGAAAGAGACGGATTCACAACGGCAACTACAAGTTCAATTACTGGTGCTTATCTAGGGACAGAATTAGCAGGAACAGACCAAGCTCCTACAATGCAAACTACACAATACTTGACTCAAGAATGCGAAATTCCAGAACAATTTCACGAAGCCTTGGTAAATCGTGTTATAGCAAATGGATATGAAAGAAAAGTTGAGACACTACCTCTTTCTAACCATTATATGGCTAAATACGAAGTAGGTATTAAAAAAGCAAAAGCGTATGCTTTTAGAGGAAGAGACGGTTCTAAGCAAACAATTCAACCAATGGATTTTTAAATGAGCGTAAAGTTTAGCGATATAAATTTAGCTTTTAATACTATAGGTTTTCCATTTAACAATATATTGCTTGGTCTATTTGTAAAAGGAACGCCAACAGTTAGGGTTATAAATGCAATTCCTACTGCATCTACAAGAGTTGCTAAATTAGCTACACCAGTTTTTAATAGAGTCAATGAATCAACACCACCAGTTTACACGAGGGTAATATAATGGCAGGAAGTTTATCAAGTCCTAATTTAGTAAAGGATGTATACACTAAGCTTGTATGGTACAATACAAGTGATGGTAAAATGTACAGAGATAATGGCTCTACTGACGTAGAAGTACTACCTGACTTAGTAGTTGGAAATACTTTAAAACATCAAACAAGTAGTTCTGTATCATCAGGAGACTTGTTTCAAATCTTAAATAACAGCACAAAAGTGTTCTCTGTAGATTATCAGGGAGCAGTGCATTTGAAACCAAGAACATCGGCACCATCTGACAGCTCCGAAGGAACTATTTATTATGATAGCTCTCAAGGGTCCTTATTGGTATCAGTCGAAGTATAGGAGAATAACACTATGGCTAGACAGTGGAAAAAAATCCAGCGGTCTGATGAGGACTACACTGGTAAAGTTACAGGTACAATAGACGGTACATCTGTAGCGGACATTAAAACAGGAGCGGCGGCAGGAGTAGCTGTAAAAGTAATTACAGATGATGCCTTCGATGGTAATAAAAAATTAAAAGCATCTAATGCGGTTGATGAGCTAAAAAATGCAAATACAACTAAAAGTGATGTTGGACTAGATAATGTTACTAACCACGCTCAGATTAAAACTGATGGTAGTAACGCACCTACCATATTAAAGAACGACCAAATATCAATTAGTGCAGGTGGTGCATTGTCAGGTGCAGGTGGAGGTGTCGTAACAGCTACAGGAGTTGGAGCTATTAAAACTGATGGTGCAAATGCCCCAGATATATTAAAGAATGCTCAAATTAGTATAAGTGCGGCTGGTGTACTTAGTAATGCCGGTGGCGGTACAGTAAGTGCTTCAGGTTTAGGAGCAGTTAAAACTGACTTAACAAACGCCCCTTCTACTATTAAAAACGCTAATACAACTAAAGCTGATGTAGGTTTAAATAATGTTTTAGATAGAGCACAAACTACAACATTTACTCAAGCTAGTGTGCCAACGTCAACTGCGGCTGGTGACATCTGGATTGATACTGATGATGGTAATAAACAATATATAGCAACAAGTGCTGGAAATGACCAAGTTACATCAGGTGAGTGGGTAGTAAGAGCTCCTAGTAAAGCAGTAGTTGGTTTAGGTAACGTGACAAACGATGCTCAGATTAAAACAGACGGAAGTAATGCTCCAAGTACTTTAACTAACTCTAGTGTTAGTATAAGTTCTGGAGGTGTTCTTTCTGGTGGTGGAGGTGGAACAGTTACAGCAACTGGAGTCGGGGCTATTAAGACTGACGGAGCTAACGCACCAAACATACTAAAAAACGCACAGATATCAATATCATCTGGTGGTGTTTTATCTGGAGCGGGTGGTGGTACAGTAACTGCAAGTGGTGTAGGAGCTATTAAGACGGATGCTAGTAATGCACCTAATACTCTTAAAAATACTCAGATTACATTATCAGCAAGTGGTGGAACTGTATCAATAAATAACGCAGGTGGTGGTTCGATTGGTAAACCAGATATTGGTTTAGGTAATGTAATTAACCAAGCATTAACAGTTGTAAGTGGAAAAATAAAACTAGATGGAGCAGCTCAAACTCTTGATGCTGATAAAGTTGGTGGTAAAACAGTATCAGAAACTGAAACCGCCGCCGCTACTCTAGCAGAAGGTAATATTCTTGATGGTGCACCAGCAGGTTTACGAACATTAAATGAACTAGCCGCCGCATTAAATGATGATGCTAGTTTCAATACAACCGTAACCAACAGCATAGCAACTAAAGGTCCAGCACCTCTTGCTTTAACATCAGAAGATGTAGATGGAGATTCAACTTTCTCAAGTGCGGCAAATACACCAGCTAACTTAATAGTAGGTCAAGTGGGCGTATTTGGCGGTAATCAATATGTAGTTGTAGACATTTAGGAGTAAGAAATGGCTAAGAAAGTAATAAAATCTTTTGCTTTAAAAGACCTAAAATGTTCTTTACCCGACAGTGGTCAGTTTCCTGAAAAGGAGACTGGCACTTCAGGTAAGGAGTATGTAGGCTTACCTCCTTATGAATACCAACCTTTAAAAAAATCTTTACAAGATAAAGGTTATAAACCTGAAGAATATGACTACATTGTAGCTACATCAGATGGTAAAGTTTTATGGGGTGGTAGAAGAGTATGGTTAATGCAGAAAGATATGGGACTAGACCAAGACCAAATGATTGATTGTGAAATATGGGAGAAACAAGATTGGTTAGATGAATTGAAAAAAGCAATGACAGCTAATATTAATCCAAACTTATTTCGCACAAAAGATAAAGACGGTAAAAAAGTTATGCCGACTGCTCAGTTAACTATGGGACCAGACCATAAAGGGTATCAAAATTTAAGGAAATTGCAAAAGAATATGACAATGCCTTACAACCTTGATAATTTTGTGTTGTCAAATGGTCTAACACTAAAAGAACAAAGAGAGTTAAACGATAAATGAGTTTCTGGGATGATGCAAAATCAAAATTAAAACCGGCGAAAGCCAATGAAGAAGTAGTAGACTTACAACAAAAACTATCAAAGTTAGAACTTTCTGACATAAATTATATTTATGATATGATGTTGAATGGAAACTATAGGGGTAGAGAAATAGAACAAGCAACAACGACTTATTTAAAAGTTAAGTTTATTAAAGCTATGCTAGAACAAGGAGATAGTAATGGAAAAGAAGAAGTTGAAAGTAGTTAAATGTACCACACAAGAACTTGAAGGTATCTGCACACTAATATCAGGTATTGAAGTTAAAGTAGGTGAAGGTGCTTGGGTATATGAAATGCACAAAAAATTTATGAAAGCATTTGAAGAGGCGGCTAAAACCGACCCTGATTATGAATTACAAGAAGTAAATAATGGCTAAGCAATGGAAACAAGTACAAAGAGCTGACTCTGATTTTGCTGGTAATGTAACTGGTAAAATCAACAATGTTGTTGTTAGCAATGTATATACTACTAGTAATAAGCCTACTAAGGCAGACGTAGGTTTAAGTGCTGTAGAGAATTTTAGTAAAGCAAGTATATTAGGTGGTACCTTTACTGGCGATATAGGCGGTACAAGTGCGGCTGATATTAAGGCTAAAGCTGTAGCTGGAGAAGCGGCTAAAAGTGCTGTAGATGGTAGCACAG